GGCAAAGGCGTTGATAAGTACGGCAAGATTGAGATGCGTGGTGCTGGTGCAGCAACCAAAGGCAGAATGTCTAGCGGGAAGATGGGATGAACTATACGCAGTTAACTTCTGCAATTAAAGGGTTTGCTGAGAACGATTTCCCAGCAACCGTAGGCTCGTTTACGTCTGCCGACCAGATTGCTAGATTTGTCCAGCTTGCCGAGCAACGCATCTATAACACGGTGCAGATGCCAGCTTTCCGTAAGAATGTTACGGGTAATACGACTAGTGGCAATAAGTATCTAGCTACCCCGTCTGATTGGCTGGCTACTTTTAGCCTTGCGGTGATTAATGCGGCAAATGAGTACCACTACCTTTTAAATAAAGACGTTAACTTTATCCGTGAATCCTACCCAGACACGGACGCAGCTTTCTATGGAGAGCCTGAGTATTACGCTATTTTTGACAATAACACCTTTATTTTAGGACCTACTCCAAACTCTAATTACGCTGTGGAACTGCATTATTTCTACTACCCACAGTCTATTGTTACCGCAGGGACTACCTGGCTTGGGGATAACTTTGATTCGGTGTTGTTATACGGTGCGCTCTTAGAAGCTGCCAATTTTATGAAAACAGACGCTGATACCATGACCATGTACAAAGGTCGGTATGACGCAGCGATGGCAGATTTGAAACAGTTAGGCGATGCAAAAGATCGTCAAGACGCTTACAGAAGTGGACAAGTGAGGTATCCAGTCAGATGATGCAAATTCAAGGAGCCTTTGAAGGCATTCAAGTATTAACCAAAGATCATGGTGGGTTCACCCCAGATGAGCTTGCGGAGAGAGCATTAGACAAAATTATTCAAGTAGGGGACAACTCCCACCCATTAGTTCGTGAGCAAGCCTTAGCGTTTCGTGAACATATTCGTGCGGTGTTGGTTTTTTACATGAATGAAGCAGTAAAATTTGATCGTGTAACACTAGCTTATAAGCTACGGGAAGCTGGTCATCCTGAATTAATCAAACTTTTAGACGAATAGGAGTTCAAAATGGCGTTCACAGGTAACTTTATGTGTACCAGCTTCAAGGTAGAGTTGATGCAAGCAGTCCACAACTTTACAAACGGCACTGGTAATACTTTTAAACTGGCTTTGTATGACAATTCAGCATCCTTTACGGCTGCTACGACTGCCTATACAAGCTCTAACGAAGTAGCTAACTCTGGTACTTATTCTGCTGGTGGCGGTACTTTAACTAACGTAACCCCAACTTCTTCTGGTACTACAGCGTTTACCGACTTTGCGGATCTATCGTTTACTTCTGCGACCATTACAGCATATGGCGCCATGATTTATAACGACACTCCAGTCAGTAACCCTTCTGTATGTATCCTAGACTTTGGTGGTGCTAAGACATCTACCGCTGGTACGTTCACGATTGTGTTCCCAGCAGCTACTGCGTCAGATGCCATTATCCGTATTGCTTAAGGTTAATACGGTGTGGCTGATGTCTCAATTGCGTTAGGGGGTTGGTCTAGCCAAGGCTGGGGCGATGCCGCTTGGGGATTCGGTAACGTATCCTTTGTAGCAAACGGACAAGTAGGGTCAGTCACAGTACAAGGTGATGCAGTAGTAACCCTAACAGGGGTCTCTGCCACAGGTGCAGTAGGTAGCGTAACGGCTCAGGCTGGAGCAGATGTTCCAGTAACAGGCTTACAGGCGGTAGGAAGTGTTGGTTCTGTCACAGTAGCGGTTGGTGTAGATGTCGCTGTAACAGGCGTTTCTAGCACAGGACAGATAGGTGATGTCACTGTTACTGGTACGGCAGTAGTAGATTTAGTAGGCGTTTCTGGCACGGGTCAGGTAGGAACGGCAACCGCTACGGGCGGGGCAGATGTTCCAGTTACAGGACTACAGGCGACTGGCAGTGTAGGAAGCGTACAGGTACAGGCTGGTGCAAACGTTAATGTAACGGGCGTATCTGGCACAGGTAATGTTGGTGATGTCACAGTCACCGTAGGGGTGGTAGTACCCGTTACAGGATTAAGTGGTACTGGACAGGTAGGTTCTGTAACCGTCCAAGGAACGGCAGTTGTAAACCTAGTGGGTGTGGCAGGAACAACTAGTCTTGGGACTGTAACCGTAGCCGCTAACGCAGATGTGCCTGTAACAGGATTACAAGCGACTGGCTCAGTAGGCTCAGTCACGGTAGATGTAAGAACGGATGTAGATGTAGTTGGTGTAGCGGGAACAGTACAGCTTGGCACAGTAGCCGTAAACTCAGATGTTACTGTAGACCTAGTTGGAGTCTCTGCTACAGGCAATGTTGGACAGGTTGTTATTGGAGTGCCAGTCACAGGATTCCAGCTTACTGCGTCTTTAGGCACGGTAATTATTGCGGTAAATGCGGTTGTAACACCAGTAGGAGTACAGGCAACAGGACAGATCGGTGATGTTTTAGTTTGGAGTCAAATAGACCCTAACCAGAATCCAAATTGGACGGGCATAAATGATGGACAAACACCTGTCTGGACTGATATTATTGACACACAAAGTCCTAATTGGACAGAAATTTTAGAGGCGGCTTAAATGGCAAGTACATACTCGACCAACCTAAAAATTGAGCTGATTGGCACAGGCGAACAGGTCGGCACTTGGGGAGCTACTACCAACGATAACTTCTCGAACGTATTTGAGCAGTCAATTGTAGGGCGAGGAACCGCCAACTTCCCATCCGATGCCAATTTAACCATCACGCTGACAGACTCTGTCGCTAGTCAAACCGCCCGTAATCTGTATATCAACGCCACTTCTGGCGTTAGCTTAACGGCTACTCGTGACCTCATCGTACCCACTATCAACAAGACTTATATCGTTGAGAACAATACTACGGGTAGCCAGTCTATCCGAGTAAAGACCTCTGCTGGTACTGGGATTACGATACCCAATGGCGTAAAAGCCTTTTTGTATGTAAACGGCACTAACGTAATTGGTGCTTTTGATTATTTAAACAGCCTGACTTTAGGAACCCCACTGCCTGTTACTTCGGGGGGTACAGGAGCTTCTACGGTTGCTGGCGCTCAAACAAACCTGCAAGTCGATCCCGCTGGAACGGCTATCGCAATGGCAATCGCTTTAGGATAAGGACTAAAAATGGCAAATACCTTCAAGAACTCATTTAGCAAGAACGTAGGCACTTCGCCCGTTACTGTATATACGGCTCCGTCTGCCACCCAGACTACGCTGATTGGCTTTTCTGTAGCCAATGTAAGCTCATCCCCAATTACTTGCGATGCGTATCTTACGTCTTCAGCGACTGATTATTACCTAATTAAGACTGGCGTTGTGCCTGTTGGCGGTTCGCTGGTAATCGTAGGCGGAGACCAAAAGGTTGTATTAGAAGCTGCTGACGCACTCAAAGTCGTGATGTCTGCCGCAAGTTCAGCAGACGTTGTGATTTCTTACTTAGAAATTACCTAAGAGGAAACTATGCCATACCTCGGAAATACACCAACCACCCAGAGTTTTATCTCTGGTACTGACTACTTCAATGGCACAGGCGCTCAGACTGCGTTTACCTTATCCCGCACGGTAGCCTCTGTTAACGACATTCAGGCGGTAGTCAATAACGTAGTCCAAGTCCCTAACGATGCGTACACCATCAGCGGTACGACTATTACCTTTACCTCTGCTCCAAGCTCTGGCACACAGAACGTCTACGTGCGTTATCTCAGCACCACGACTCAGGCAATTACACCAAGTCAGGGAACGGTTAGCTGGAGTACGTTAGATAGTAATGTTCAGGGTGATTTGGGTATTTCGTTCAAGAACAGAATTATTAACGGGGCAATGACTTTTGACCAGAGGAACGCTGGTGCTAGTGTTACTCCTACTAACGGACAATACACTTTAGATAGATTTGCTATTTCTATTGGTGGTGGCGAAACAGGAAAATTAAGTATTCAGCAAAATGCTGGTTCAGTAACTCCTCCCGCAGGATTCACTAATTACTTAGGTGTAACTTCTTTATCTGCTTATACAGTCCCAACAGCAAATTGGTTTTCTCTACTACATGAAATAGAGGGACTAAATGTAGGAGATTTGGCATGGGGTACTGCTAACGCTAAGACTATCACCCTAAGTTTTTGGGTGCGTTCTAGCCTTACAGGTACTTTTGGCGGTGCTTTAAATAACTCAGGCAACTCTAGAAATTATCCATACACTTATACAATATCTTCCGCAAATACTTGGGAACAAAAAACTATTACCATTACAGGGGATATTACAGGTACTTGGACTACTGATAATACTACTGGGGTTAGAATTCATTTTAATCTTGGCACTGGGTCTACATTTTCAATTTCATCAGGTTCTGGATGGGTAACAAGTGCAGGTACAGCTTGGTCTGTATCTGGTACTACAAATATTTCAGCGACTAACGGAGCTACATGGTATCTAACTGGAGTTCAATTTGAAATAGGCACATCAGCAACACCGTTTGAACGCAGACTTTATAATCAGGAATTGGCTAATTGTCAGAGGTATTATTTTAAAGTAGCTCCAGGAAGTGGCGGTTATTTAACGGAAACAGCTTTTGCAATATCAACAACTGGTGCTTACGGTGCAAATAAATTTCCAGTAACAAT